AATCTAACCCTTGACACCGGTGTCGTCCTCTGGTAGAAAAGAAATGCCCTTGGTGGAGTGCCGCGCAGTTTGCCGGCCACTTCGATCAGGGGCTTTTTTGTTTTACCGTAAATCTAAATCGCGTTTCGCGGGGCTGAAAAAGAAAATGAATGTTCTACACCAAGCGGAGTCGTGCTGTCCCCTGTTGTCTAAGTGCGGGGAGTTACCCAACGTGTCCCGTTCCCGTGCCCGTACCTTACCCTTCAAAACCCTTCCGCGTCGGGACCGCACCTTTCCTTCCTGCGACCATTCTCACGCGGCACGGCTCCGCCCCTATTCTGTGGTTGCAGGAGGACTGTGACAATGGCTAAGATCGGTAGAAAACCCTGGGAACCGACCGCAGAAGACCTCAGCAAGATGGAAGCACTCGCCGCCCGTGGGCTCACCGAGGAGCAGATTGCCCGCAGCCTTGGCATTCACCCCGACACGCTTCGCCGCAAGAAGAAGGTCTATGCAGAGGTAGTGGAGGCAATTCAGACAGGCAAGGCCAAAGGGATCGCCGACATTGCGAACGAACTCTATCAAAGCGCGAAGGAGGGCAACACCACGGCGCAGATCTTCTTTCTCAAGTGCCGCGCCGACTGGGTTGAAGCGTCGCGTCTTGAGATTAGCGGGCTCGATGGGAAGCCGATTCAACTGACGGCCATGACTGACGAGCAACTCCTACGCATAGCACGTCAGGGGAGTCAAAAGGCTCTGGAATGACCTCTGCAGCCGAGTCTCGTAAAATTATCCGACAAAAAGCGGCGGCGGAAATTCTAAGGCGCCGCGCCGCCCGCCGTTCACTTCTCGCTTACCTGGCCTATTGCTGGTGGATGCCGCACGAACTCAAGATCGGTATTCACACTCGCGCGATTGCGGCCAGAGTGGACAAGGCAATAGAGGACTTCGAGCGTGGCGTTTCCTCGTTTCTTGTGTTCGTAGTGCCGCATCGACATGGAAAGTCGGACCTGATCTCCCGCGCCCTCCCAGGCTATTTCCTGGGCCGGTGCTCGGACGTTCAACCGGACGTTATGTCTACCGGCTATGGTGCGGGCCTCGTTCACAAATTCTCGCGCCGCGCCAGAGCGATTGTCGACTCTGAGCCTTATCGGGCGCTCTTCCCGCACGTGCGCCTGTCCGACGAGAAGCGGACCGACGCCGAGTGGAAAGTAGACCACTACAACAACGGCGCCTGGAAGCCGTCGGCTGGTGAAGTGAACGCTAGCGGCTTGTCCGGCCGCCTCACAGGTTCGGGTTATCATCTTGGCCTGCTCGATGACTTCTGCAAGTCCCGCGAAGAGGCTGAGTCTCTAACGTATCGCGATAAGGTTTGGGAACAGTTCGCCAACGACTTTATGACCCGTCGTGCCCCTGTATCCATCACAATCATTACCGCGACGATGTGGCATGTCGACGACTTGGTCGGTCGAATCCGCAAGGCTCGCGATGACGATCCCTACTTTCCCCAGTTTGAGTACAGCGTTTTCCCGGCTCGCGGTCCCGCAAACCTCAATGGCGAGACCATAGCGTATAAGCAGGAGTACCTCTTCCAGGAACGATTCCCTGTCGAATGGTACCTGGGCGAATATGCCACCTTGCGCCCTTACGCGGCCTCGGCTCTTCTGGACTGCTCGCCGACCATTCGCGCGGGGAACCTGTTCTGCATGGATTTCCTGAAGTACCACGAGGAGCACGAGTTCCCGTCCATCCCATATTTCCGCGCCTGGGACCTTGCCAGTACGGAAAAGGAAGTTGCCAAGAGCGATCCCGATTACACAGCCGGCCCTCTGCTTGGCGTGACATATGAAAAGGACGTGCCGCAGATCTGGATCAAGGACTTGATCGTCGGCCAGTGGTCTGCACCGAAGCGTGACCGTACGATTGTCGGCGCCGCAGAGCGTGACGGTTCCGGTACTCCAGTGCTCGTAGAGCAGGTAGCCGGGTACAAGGATACGGTCGAGAATCTCAAGGCGATTCTTGCAGGCCGGCGGTCGGTAAAGGGGATAACGGTCTCTGGCGACAAGGTTGTGCGGGCGTCGCCGATGGAACCTGTCTTCGAGGCGGGCAATGTCCACCTTCTTCGAGCGCCGTGGAACGACCTTTTCTTTAGTCAATTCCAGGAATTTCCCTACGGCGCCCATGATGACATCCCTGACGCCGTTGCGATCGCTTACACCTACGCTTCCCAGCGGCTCGACCTGAGCACGATAGGTCGGGTACCCAGGGAGTCGGTTGAGTCGCTGTCTCGCGCGGGGGGGAGTGTATACTGACTATGCCCCGCCGCACCCTCTTTCAATCCAACGTCCAAGATGCTCTCGACGCCAGTCTCCGGCGCTACGAAGAGGTGAAGGCATCCGAACTTCTCGAGGCAACCCGCGAGATGCTCTCCGCCACAGAGCGGGCTGCGCTCGTTTCTGATCTATTCTTTCCGATGACAGCGGAGGCGGTTCGAATGCGCGACTCTCGGGCCGAGAATGGCTAAAGGCGAGGATTCATTTCTTCAATCACCAGGCGCATGAATTTCCGACGGTCCTTCGGTTTCGGGTCGGCATAGGGCTTTGCTGGGTACTTCACGCTTTTCTTGAGAACGAATAGGATATTCATTGCCCCTTGTTGTTTCGGAGCGCTCTTCGAGTATCCGCCACGGCCAGTAAACCTGCCAGCCTTCGCCCGTTGCGCGATCAGTAAGTTTCCCTTCTTCGACTCGAAAACGAACGTGTTCTTATAGTCCCGGGGTCTGGTGTTCTTTCTCGCATTGATCGGGATAGCGAGATACTTGATAGGCTTGCCGGTGACTTCCGAGAGGCTACCCTTGCGGCTCCGAAGGGGAGCGTGAGGCGCCTTATACCGCGGGTCGCCTGATGCATAGATCGTGCCGCCGAAGTGCATAATACGCGCGAACACGGTCGGGCTGCCGATCGTGGCGCCGTCTGAGTTATAGGAGTGGCGGATTTTGATTTTCGACGTTGGCCGGCGGCGAATCAACTCACCTTCCATGTAGGAGCCGAACCGTCCGAAGATGCGCCGGCGCGACGCCTGGTCCCTCGGAAAACGGCGCAATTTTTTCATCGCCGCCTTGAACTGTTTCGTGTCAATCTCAACAGGCACTTCACGCGACCTTCTTGCCCCAGGACGGATTTAGCAGCGGGCGAGACTCTATCCAGTATTCCGAGTGGGGGAACCGTTCGCCCGGAACCTTGTTCAGTGCGTCGAGAGCGCTCAAGCCGTTTGTCTGTTCGTCGATCGTCAGCCCTGCCCGCGCACTTGGCGGCAATTCCTGAATCGCCTCTCCTGAGACGTGCGGCGTTGGCGGGCTTTCCTTCAGGCCCCGGTCTTTCGCTTCGGCATCAGTCACCGCCCGCCGTTGGCACCCGCACTTGTGGCCGATCGGCGGGATGCCTATGTCCGCCCAGCGCGAGTCGTCCTTTGGTGCACAGAAACCGTCCAGGGCCAGGTGAGCGGGCCGCGGGTGGGGCGAGCCCGAATGGATCCACTCATAGCCCCACAGGATACCGTCCTCGTCCATTTCCTCAGCGACAAGTTGAACGCCTTCCTGGAACGCCCGATTCGTGTTGTTCGCGTAGACCAGTTCGTTATACCAGAACTGCTGGTCCCCGACGCCGGCGGCAGCGTAAATGTCGTTGATGTCGTGCAGGAAATCGCCGACTGTGCCGAGTTCCTTGATTAGAGTTTCAGTCTGAGCGGCAACCCGCTCGAGGATAACCTGATTCCCCTCGCGTACCATTGTGAACGATGCGTCGTAGGCCGCCTGGCGGATTGCTTCTCCTGTCGCCATGCGGGAACCGGTTTCCAGAGAGTCCAGAACCGCTTGCATCTCTTCGCCGTTTATCGCCTCTTTCGCCTTGAAGGCTGCGAGCGCGTCCGCATAGTAGTTACGGGCAGACAACTCCTCGAATTTCCGGGACCGTTTCCCCCTTGGGCGCGACGCCCAAATCCCCACGGCGTGCGCGGCAAGAAGCGCATTCTCAACAGCCTTACGGTCAACCCACTCCCGCGGCCGCCTGATCTCCGCTTCTGCCATACTCAGCGGTGCGCTTGCCGGGTAGGCCTTGACTGCGTTGCGCAATTCAGCCCTTGTGCTGGCGAGTTGCTTCTCTGACATTCTAATGGATTCGGCGATGATGCTATTCAGGATCGCCAGGGGTTTTCGAGGGCTTTTTTTTTACCCGCGAATCGGGCAATCAGACCCTGCAGGAAGGTCCGCTCGGCCAATTCTTCGGTTTCGCCTTCTTCGTCCTCTTCGTCGTCGTCTTCTCGCCCGGGAAAGCCGCCAGGTGCTGGAGTGGCCGGCGCCTTGACTAATTCCTCGCCTTCCTCGGGTACTGGGCGCATGTAGCGGCTATACATGTAGGGCTTCGAGAGTTCCACGCCCATTGCGACGAGCCCCTTGTCTATTTCGAGGTCCTCTTTCGCATCTGTCTCATCTTCTGTGTCGACTTTCCAGAGTGGCGTTCCTTGATCGATCCCGAAGTTGAAGTCGACGAACCAGCGGAGCAGCTGCCTATTGATAACCCACATCAACTTTCTCGCGTCCTGCTCGATCTTGTCTGCGGCAACCTGCATGTGGACCTGGCCGAGGGCGAGTGAGCCACTTCGCCGCCCTTCACCCGAAGTCAGCGTTGCGCCGATGATGCACTGCGCCATTTTGTCGTCGCAATATTCCATCAGGCTACGGAACGGATCGCCTGTCCGCTGGGCCGTCTCCAGGATGTCTATATCAAAATTGTCGGGAATCACTATCCCAACATCCGTCGCCAACTGGTTCAGCACGGCCAACATTTCGTCGATGTCTTTTTTGGCGGCGCCGACCGGGTGTTTCGCTAATGCCGTCGGCGTACCGTACTTTTCAAGGGCGATGCTCCAGGACCGCAGGCACATTTTGCGGAAGCGGTAATACCACCACACGCGCTCGAGGAGTCCAGTGCCCCAGGGCTTTTCATAGTTGCCGCCGAACCGCAAGACCAGAAACTTCCGCTCGGGCACCGCTTCGGGACTCTGCCCGGCTGTAATTGCCTCGAAGTAGAGTTGCCCTGCTTTATCGAAACAGAAATTCGCGGGGAAGCGGTGCAACAGGTTGACCGGGACAAGCCAATCACGCCCCGGCTCATTCAAAAGGCCCTCGCCAGTATCTTCCGACTCAATCCCGATTGACGATTGCCAGGCCCACTCGATCTCAATGATGCTAACGCCGGTGGCTATACCCTGGAGCAACGCCATCAGGTCAGCGTCAAACCCGCCGTCTGTCCCACCGATATTGTCAAGCATGGCCTCCGTGATCGTCGCGATCGCCTGATCTTCTGGCGACTTCGAGCGCGGCACAAGAGTGCGCGGTTTTGAGAGGACTGCGCTGCGCCTTTGCTCGATCAAGCCATAGATAGGGCCGTCCTTCGCCTGCATTTCCTCGTAGAGCGCGTAAAGGGTCGCTTGGCTGCTACCGAACAGTCCGTTCTCCCGAAACTCCGGGTAGTCGGACGTCGGCATCAGCGGCATCCGCTTTATTGCCGGGTCGCGCACGAAACTGTCTATCCACCGCATTTCATCTCGGCGTGTGGCTGTACTCGTGGCGAGTACCTGAGTGGGCGTAGGGATCGAGGACTTCCGAGAGGTTTTTTTTGTCGCCATTCCGGCCCCCCTGGGCGCCAAGTCGATTTTCACGATAGCCCGCCCGCCACCCCACAGCCCATAACATCTGTACCCTCTGCGTTACACCCCTCCGACGCTTTCATTTTGAGCCGGTTTCTCTGCCCCTGAAACCGCGAGAGCGCCCGCAGGATCGGGCTTTTCGCGCTTGATGGGATTTGTGAGAGAAAGTCAGCAAGACCCCTTAGCCGGTCCCAGCGCCTTGTTAGCGCCTCGTTTACCGATGACTGTGAAATCGTAGCGAATTGCCCCGCCACTACAAGCGATTCGCAACTCGTGACAGGGTGTAACGCTGCCCCCCTAGATGTTATGTGCGCCGCTTTCCAGTTCCGCCATACAGTGAGGCAAGGTGCGGCGCGGGCCGCAGAGGGAAACAAATGGACAACCTCGAAATCGAAATCTTCGACGCCGCAAGTCACGACCTCGACGAGTTCACAACGAAAGAGGAAGTGCAAAGAATCGTCGATAACTTCGACCCGGCAGTGCTCGAACCACCGGCTACGATCGACCACGTATTCACAGGCGACGCGCACGGCTGGGCTTTTGCGTTGAGGCGTCGAGGCACAAAACTTCTCGCCAGGTTCCGCCAAGTCTCCGAGGAACTGAAAACAAAAATCCGCATGGGTCGCGTCAAGACCAGATCGGTCGTCCTTTATCGCGACTTCAAAGGCAAAGGTCCAGCGCTCCAGTCCGTTGGATTTCTCGGGGCCGCTATCCCCGAGTGCAAAGGCTTGGCTCCGATTCCGTCTTTTTCAGAGGCCCAGGGCGGCGGCGTGGTCTTGTTCGCAGAAGGTATGCCGCCCGTAAAAGAACTTTCAGAGGAGAAAGACAAAATGGAAACCATCGCCCTTTCCGAACACACGCAGATTGTCACGAGACTCCAGGCCGAGAAAACAACCGAACTCGCCGAGAAGGACAAGGCTATCAGCGAGAAGGACGGCCAGATAGTCAGCCTTTCCGAACAGGTCAAGACCCTCGAACAGGAAAAGGCCGATCGCGTGAAGGTCGAACGCGAGACCAAGGCGGTTGCCCGATTCGAGGAACTCAAGAAAGCGGGGAAGGCCCTCGAGACGGAAAAGGAATTCCTTCTGGCGGAGCTAGGCCAGGACGACGGCGAAGCCGCGGACCGCGTTTTCAAATTCTTCAGCGACCGCCCGGCGGTTGTCGATCTCTCTCTCCACAAAATGAAAGAAGACGGTTCGTCTGGCGAAGGCGAGACAGACCCGCTCCAGAAAGAATTAATCGCGTGCGCGGAGGCCCGCGTAGCCAAGCCGAAAGCGTAGGCGCGGCAAAACCACTGCAACCGCAAAAGAGGAGATAGAACAATGGCAGAATACTCGGGACTGACAAACGCGAGCGACACCGTCAACACCCTTATCACGGGTGGAATCAAGGTCCTTCCGGTGCTGTGTGACACCAATGTTTCCGGCCTCGAAAGCGGCCAGGTCCTCCAGTGGGATGGGACCGGGCACAACTTTCAGGCCTACACGTCGGGGTGCGCGAAACAGGCCTACGCCGTGCTCCTGGAGGACGCCGGCACGATTGCGACCGATTCGCATCGGACGGCAATCGTCGCGGGAGAAGTCAATCTGAGTGCCCTTGACTCTACGGCGCAAGCGGACAGCGACATCATAGCCGCCCTGCTCGGCAGCGGCATCATCGCGCGGACGGCAGAGGCTGTCGTGTAATGGCCGACGTGAAAAAGTTCGGCCAGACGCCGGACTTTCAATCTCTCTCTTAGGAGTGGAAAAATGACAATCAGCATCAACCTCCTCCAAAACATCGATCTCATGTCGGCCGTGTCCGTGCTCGGTGGCGCCGCGGATTTTGAGCGGGAAAACTTCCTGCTCAACAACGTTTTCAAGGTGAATCCGCAAGTCCATTTCAGCAACACCCTCGTGCTGCCCCAGGACATCCGGCGCAAGTATCTCCAGGGCTACTCGCGGAAGCGTGACGGCGCTACCCCCGTCGGCAAGGCGAGCGAATCGACCGAAACGATCGAGATTCCCAAGATTCGCCGTAGCTGGGCACTCGACGAAGAGTTTCTTACCATGCTCTCGCTCGTCATCGGCGGCTACAACGGTCCTCTCGCCACGAATCCGAACACGCAGATCGCCGCCAAGATCAACCGGGAACTCGTCAACCTCATGGCGATCATCAACGCGCAGAGCGAGGCGACCGCCGCCGAGATTCTGATGACGGGCTCCGCCACTCTCACCTACCCGGACAGTGGGTCCGATACCCTGGACTTCAACTACACCGGGAACGGGGTCCTGGACGGGGACACTTACACCATCCAGAAAGATCTCAGCGGCACCAGCAAATGGGATTCCACCTCGGGCGATCCCGTCAAGGACCTTCGCCGGCTGCGGCGTCTCATTGACACCTACGCGCATTGGGCCGGTCCCGTCATGGTTCTCGCCGGATACGAAGCTTGCGACGCGCTGCTCAAGCGCCATGCAGCCGTCGTTACTCCGGTGGCGCGCCTGAACACCGGCAGCCTGTCGCTCACCGCCCAGGCGAAACTGCAGGGCGCTGTCGCGGGCATTCCGATTTACGAGTACGTCGTTACCAGCGACACCGACGCGACAACGAAGAACGACTACATCGACTCGAAGACGATCGCGATGGTCGCCGATGGTGGCGAGAACTGCACGACGGAACTCGGCCCCGTGTTTGACTTCGCGGACCAGGCAGCCATGACACCGAGCCTGCTTCAGACGGCCTGGTTTTCCAAATTCGTCAAGACTGAGGATCCGCCGGTAACGGAGATCATCGTCGAGCGTCGCCCGCTGCCGCTGCTACGCAATCCCAACAAGGTGCGAGTCCTGAAGGTCTTGTAGGCGGACCGGACACGACACACTGCTACGAAAGGACTTTCCGAAATGAGAACCCGAAACCTTCTCCTCGCGCTCGCGATCACCCTTGCCTGTTTCATGGCTTTCGTCACCGTCCCTGCCCAGGCGGAAACGGAGGCGATTGTCGAGAGCGTCACCCTCGACGCAAGCGACTCCTCGGTCTCAGTCACCTTCGACTTCGAGGGGCTCGTGAAGGAAGTGTTCCTATACGTGCCGACCCTCGACGCGGGCGACATTTCGTCGATGACTCTCGTTATGCAGCCGTTCGATGACGACATTTCGACTGACACGGTTGTGCCGAATGGTTGGACGGATAAAGCGATAGGCGCCACCGAGGACGGAGCAGTCGTTACGGCACTCAGTTCCGTTGGAACAATGTACTTGACCGGGCAGACCACGGTCAATCTCTACACGGCCACGGACCAGGCGGCGGATCGGGAGTTTTGGATACTGTTCATACGCGAATACTAACTAGCGGGCGCCAGAGAGCTGCCCCGGGCGACCGGCGACTCCTTCCTCCTGCTTCCAGCGCGCCCGGCCCGCGCCCGAAGAAACCCTAAGGGGTCGCCGGTCCCATTTTGAAGCAACTGGAAACAGGTCATGCCGTACTCCACCTACCAGGACATAGAGCAAAAACTCGGAGCGACGAAACTCGCTCGGCTGGCATGTGACGATACGACAGAAAGCGTTACAGATGTTACGCCTCAGCTGCGAATCGAAACCGCCATAGAGATCGCGGACGCCCGCATTGATATTGCCCTTTCGCCCAGGTACGACATTCCAATTTCCGGCGAGCCCCCCTCTCTTATCAAATACCTCTCGATCGATGCTGCTTGTGTCGAACTGTCCAAGCATCGGTCGGAAACCTACACGGAATACGACAAACTCTTCGAGGAGCAAGTGGATAAACGACTGAGCGAACTCTGCAAAATCGGCATACCCGGCCTTACCGCAACGAACGGTTTCCCGCAAACCGTTGGCATACAAAACCCGCTTTCCAGCCGTCCCGAGTGGGACGACGAGGACGAAACAGATCCGCTCGCCGGTTTTTGATCGGCTGAAAGAAAAGAATCATGGCAGACGCAAACACAGTTACCGCCCGAATCAGTTTTCAAGTGACGGCATTGGAGGAGCTCGGCGCGACGAACACACCGTCCGCGCCGGCTGCGAGTCGCCGCGTCACACACAGCGATTTCAATTTCAGCCCGACGACAAACCCGCTTACAGCGTCTTCAGACCCGCCCGTCTCAAAAGTGGCTGGCTTCCTCGTGACCTTGGCGGATTCAGCGGGCGAAATCGATCTCACGGCGCTCACCGGAACGAACGGGGCGACGGTTGACGCAACCGGCCTCAGACTCCAAGCCCTACTGATTGAGGCTGCCAGCGACAACTCCGCTGTCGTCAACATCGCCCCAGGCGCGGCGAACGGCTACGACCTATTCGGCGCGTCCGGCTCTGTTGACATTGCAGCAGGTGCTGCGATTGCCGCCTTTCTCAACGACGCGGGCTCGAACGTCGGCGCTTCCGAATGCATTCTCGATCTCGCGGGCACTACCGGCGATGTAGTCAACGTGCTTATGGTCCTCGGGTAGAAGGAGATAGCAAGTGGCGAACTCCACGATCGAAAGCATCCTCGAAGCCATTAAGGACGCGCTCTCTTCGCTAACCACGACTGAGGGCGGGAGCCTGCGCCACCTTGACGTTTTCGGCGGTGACTTCTCCCGTTTCGTCCAGGAGTTTGACACGTACTCGCCGGGAGTGATTCTCTATTACCCAGGCTCGAGTGTTGCATCACGCGACGGTAACGGCAAGGCATGGACTCGGACATACACTGTCGAGATTATCCTGTTTGATTTCTCCAAACTCGGGGCCAGCGAACGAGCCCTCGGATTTGCCGGCAACCCGGGCGTCTGGGAACTCGAGGAGCAAATTGCGAATCTCATCCAGGGGGCAACCGTCACATTAGACAACGCCGTCGGCACGAAAACCAAGCCCATCCGGATTACAGCCACTGGCGAGAAAGAGGTTGATCAAGGCCTTAGCGTCTGGGCTATCAGCCTTAGCATCGAAACTCCGGTTCTGATTCCGGCGTAAAGGAGCGCTATCATGGGAGCGACACTCACGCGAGACAACATCCGAAGCTGGAGCCTGTCCAATTTCAAAACTGGCACCGTAGGAGAATCTGCCACCGACGACTGGGGCGCACTCGAGAAGGGCGCCGTGACTCTGCACGTCGAAGGCGATGTGAAAGAGATCGAGGCGGCAAACTTTCGGTCTGTAGTCAAGCGCATGGTTAGCGGGTGGAAAGCCTGGATCGAATTCGGCGCCCTTGAGTTCACCCGCGAACGCCTGGCCGCAATCATGCAGAACTCCGACCCCGGGGATGCGGGCAGCATCGAGATCGGGACAAAAACCGAACTCCTCCAATTCTCATGCGAGGCAACGCTCGAACTGAGCGACGGCAGCTCGGGCACCGTGACGGGAGACATCGAGTTCGATCCGAAGCTTGAGCTCGCTTTCGATGTATCAGAGGAGGCTTCTCCCGCAGTTACGGCAAACTTCGTGCCCGACGCCACGACCAGCGACTTGCTCGCAACGATCGTGCTCACGGCGGCATAGGCCGCTTGCGACAAATCCCAGGAGCAGCCAGGCGGGGCAAGGGCGAATGGCCCGCCCCGCCTTTTTCAATTCAAACGAGAGGAGCAGACAAAATGGCCGGAGAGAAAAGCAAGACTCAACAGAAACTGGACGCGATCGCGGAGCGGGAGAAGGCGGCAAAAGCCACGGCGCCAAACAATGGAGCCGCGGTCGACACTTGGCTCGACCAGTTGGCCCTACTTGTGCCGATCGAACCGTTTGCAGAGGAGATCGCCGGGCATCTACTCACGTTCAAATGTCCGAAGACAGCAGTCTGGTTTCGCGCGCTCCCGGTCTTCATGCGCGCGTGGGAGAAGGCGCGCGAGTTGAACCCGGATCGAACGCCGATCGGCGTTGTCGCCGGAATTCTCTATTCCTGGGACACACCTCAAACGGCTGCGGCTTTCTTCGAGTCGATCTGTGAGATTCTTGACATCTTCCTCGAAAAGGAACCAGGCTGGACGGCAGAGAATCTCGACCCCTTTAGCACGATGCTTGCCGTTCGCAACTTCGCGAAGGTGATCCCGGCGAAGGGAATCGCCTCTTTTTTCGGCCCGGTCGTGGCAACAAATCGGGAAATGTTTGCCGCGATCCTCAACACGACTCTGGCCGAGACGCTGATGCCGGACTCGATCTCGGAGAACTCATCTCCTGTTTCCGCCGAGAGTATCCCGGATGCGACTGGGGAGAACTCCCAATCGGAGAGTTCCTGATTTTGCTTGAGCACCTCCGTTTTGACTAGGAACGTAGAGCATGGCAGACAACACCCTCGAAATCATCGCCCGGTTTGACGCCAAGACCCGAGCCTATGAGACGGCGCTGAAACGTGCCGAAGCTCGGACGGGCAACTTCGAGAAAGGCGTCAAGCGTCACATGCTCGGCATCGACCGGGCCTTTGTCGCCGTCGGGAAACGCATCGACCGAACGATTATGGTTTGGGGCCGTCGTGCCCTTCTGGTCGGCACCGCGGCCGCCACAGCCGGCCTGGTCAAGGCGACCCGCGATGCGATGACCTTCGACAAGGCGATGCACGAGGTCAACACCCTAATCAACCTCAGCGCGAAAGACTTTGGCGTCCTCAAGGGGGAAGTCCTTGCGTTCTCGACTTCTCTCGGCGTCGATGCAGTCGAGTCCGCTCACGCGGCCTATCAGGCACTCTCCGCTGGTGTGCCGCGAGAAAACCTAATCGATTTCCTTCGCATCTCGGGGAAAATGGCCGTTGGCGGTGTCACCGATGTCGCAACCGCCGTGGACGGCCTGACGACCGTCTTGAACGCCTTCCATCTTCCAGCCAGCCACGCCGAACACGTGGCGGATGTCTTATTCACAACGATGCGACGCGGCAAGACGACGATCGGGGAAGTGAGTCAATCTCTGTTCAACGTGGCGGACATGGCCTTTGCCGCAGGCGTTAAGTTCGAGGACGTAGCCGCCGCGCTCGCTACCATCACAAAGGGGGGCACTCCTACCACACTCGCCACAACTCGACTTCGCGCCGCAATCCAGGCCATTCTCAAGCCGACTGACCTAATGAAATCGACTATTAAGGAGATCGGCTATGAGTCGGGCGAAGCAATGTTCCAGGCCCAGGGCCTTGCGGGAACTTTCAATCTGCTCAGACAACAGGTTCACGGCAACAACGAGGTGCTCGGGAAAATGTTCGGGCGCGTAGACGGACTCCTTGCCGTCTTGGCAACGACGGGAGCAAACGCGTCTGTTTTGGCGGGCGATATGCAGGCGGTAGCAGAGGGGACTGGCGCGGCAAATAAGGCATTTGAGGAAATGGAAAACGCC